GGCATTACACCAGCGCCAGTTGCCCCAGCCGCAGCGCCCATCCCCGCCAAACCACCAAGTAACCCCGCGCCACCATAAGCGCCAAGACCAGCCATCAGACCTTTACCAAGATTACCTGTACGCAGTGTTTCTATACCGCCTACTCCTAGTCCGATAGTGGCGGGCATTCCTAAACCAAATAATCCTGCGCCAGCAGCACCAGCAGCACCAGCACCAGCCCCCATAACCGCAGGAGCCGCAGCACCGCCTGTTGCAGCCATCAACCCCGCACCAACAACCATTGGAAGAATGGAACTAAGAAACCCGGCTTCGGGCAGTCCAGTATGCGGATTTATAGTCAAAGAACCACCATGAGCCATAGCAAGCTCTTGTAATCCTTGAACTTCTTTTGGGGTCATGTGAATCAGGACTTTGTCGTCCCCACGACCTTGAGCGGCTAAGTGTTGGGCAGCAGCATGTAGGCTCATAAAACCCTCGCAAATATGACGGATATTATCATGTTTAAATTGAAGATACAAATGTAATCGACCCGATCATGGATGGCACGCTTGGGTACGGCATTGGGGTAGTCTGTGCGGCGCTGGCAAAAATAAAGATTCCATCGGCCCCACCAGAAACTGCCGCCTGTTCCGTTCCCCACCACAACCCAACCGTATCCCCTGCGTTCATCGAAAAAACAGCCTCAGAATAACCGCAACGGTAGTCCCAGACGGAGGCACTTTGCCTAGCCTGAAGGGAGAAAATAGTAGTTGAAGCCGGTACATCTACCCCGTTTAGGCGCAACCAGAATACAGCAAAGTGAGGGGCATTTGCATTATTAGCCAGTTGTGCACTATAGGTTATCTTATATATTCCAGAAACATTGGCTGTTGCAGTATGATCATTATTTAATGTAAACCCGTTAATGCCCGTTGTGCCGTCCCACTCAATTATTGTTGGGGTATTATTTGCAGTGGCATATAGGGGATATGAACAAATAGCCGCAATAAACGGATTAGATATATATTGCCCACCCTGCGGCCCAGTCAGGGAACCTAATGTCCCAGATAACTGATTGAAATACAGCCTGAGTACGTTGGTGTACTGATCTTGCTGGCGCTGCTCATACTCGGTAGGAGCAATTGGTAGAACCGGTGCTGACGGGATAAGCAGGCTCAACTCTATCTCCTGCCATCAGGACGCACATCCAGCCGAGGGGAACCAAGCTGCCACGCCACGCCAAGGTCATTTGAGCTTATCTGGAACGCCATCTGCCGCCCACGAATCCGAACATAGGCGTACTCGGTAAACTGCTGGACATTGTAGGTGCGTTGCCCTGAGTAATTCTGGGTACTTGCCACATCCGGGTTATCAGTTGAGCCGTAGTTTGCACCGGGGTTTTGGCGCGGGAAGACCGTGAAGTTAGCTACCGGCTGGTTCACATTGGAGCCGTCAAAGGTCAGGTCAGGGATTATGCGCCAGACCATGCCAAAGTTATGCCCGTCCCCAATATCAAAGTCTGAAGACCGCACATAGGCATAAATTGGGGAAGCCGGGGTGGTTGTCCCGTCATCGTTACCGTTCTCATGGTAAAGAAGTTGCCCGTTGTACCCGGTAGCCATAGGCGTTGAGCGTAGGGGGCTGTCTATCCAAGCCGTCCTAGCCATCGTTCCATAAGCCCAAGTGCGCTCCAGATGGTTGTAAATTACATACTTATCCACCGTATTGCTGTTGGCAGAGCAGTAGAACCACCATATTTCGTTGTATCCCTCATTAGTCCCGCAGAATACCTGAGCGCCTTGGGTGAGGTTGATGTCGTCATAAACATACTGTCGCAGGGTACACGGTAGCGTTTCCACCCGACCTGAGTACATATAGAACTTGTCTGTCCCCATCCAGTAAGTGATGTTGTTTACTGTGGTCGTAGCGTTTTGACCGATGATGGAGATGTTATCGCCCATGATCTGGAACCCCCAGATATAGGGAGCGCCCAGAAACTGCATGGAATAGATAGCTGTATTTGTCCAGATCAGAATCTCTTGGCGGGCTTGAAGGGCGGTAATAATCTGCGATCCGTGGCTTAAACGGTAGCCTCCTGCCTGATTTGTAGCCAGAGGTGTCCATGTGGCGTAGGACTCCTGATCCGACCAGCGAATCTGCATTGGATCAAGATAGGTCGAGGCATACACCCCTGTTGGGTCATTACACCCCATAGCCACAGTAAACCGGGAGGCATCGGACACGAGAATAAAGTTAACTTCAGACGGGCAAGTTGCGTCAATCGGAACTGACACTGTCCCTGACCCGGTTGCATAATCTTTCTGAATCACCGTCCCACCAGCATCAATAAGCTGCCCACGGTCTATGGTATTAGGTGTTTGATTTACTGCCCAGAAGTACATCGGGCCACCGCGAGGGCTGAAGATCAGGTTTTCACCAAAGTTACTTTGGCTCCACAGGCGCATATCCACACCCACCCCGGTAGCCGCAGCTTCTCCCCATCCCGTACTTGGGAAGCCAGTCGTAGCGCCACCCCAACCACCAGCGCCCCAACCAGTAGCCACTGAGTACACTTCATTACCACCGTTTATCTGGTAGGAAAAACTAGCTGTCCCTGTTGTGCCGGAGGATGTAGCGGCTGTACCAACAACAATCGTATAGGCGTTATTGCTGACTACGGTAACCACTTGAAACTCTTTTTCAAGCGCAGAAGCCGGGATGCCGTTAATAGTTCCAGAAACATCAAATATGGTTACAAAGTCCCCCACCTGCGAGCCGTGGGCCGTATCGTTTATCTGCACGGTTGTGGAACCGTTAACAGTTGTGAAGGCGTTTGTTACCCCAGTTTCAACCTGTCTGATTGGGGTAATGTCATAAAAGATACCGTTTACGGAAGTCTGAAGATAGAACTTCAGGTTTGTTCCGAGGCTGACAATGTTGTAGCCCTCCAAAGTAATCCAGTTCCATAAAGAACGACACACACCCCAGAATGAACCGGTTGGTATGGTTGCCTCATCCGCCATGCCATCAGCCACAAAGGTTTCAATTGGAGATTGCAGGTTTTCAACGCCGGTGTCCCGCACCCAGCCACCGATTTTTTCCGGGTATCCTGAGCGAAACCGAACCTTGTCGGACTCAAACCAGCCGCCCTCATTGGTCAGCGTGGTTCCCTCTCTGTTTACACCGGGCCTAAATTGAAGTTTCTGTAATGGCATTTTTAAACCTGTAAAAACATGGCTTTTTCGTCAATACGGCGGTTTTGCAAGCCTTTTAGGATTTTGCCACCAGCCATGCAATACTTCAAGAACTCCTCGGCTGCGCCCTCTTTGTCGCCCCTGTTTAGCTTTAATCTTAGGGTTGATCTTTGGAGCGTCCCAAGGCCGCAATTAAATGAGAAGCTAACAAGCCCATCAAACATACCTTGGGTAAGCTTGGCAGTGATAAGTCTACTAACGCCTGATTCAAATCGAGCAAGGTCTGCACGTAGTATTGCATCTACTTCTTCCTTTGAAAAAGTGCGGTTATCTTCTGGGCGAAGCGCATAACCATCTCTTTGATCGATTGGCATTTTGCCTTGATCTGGGTAAAGTACATGACCAACTCCTATAGTCCAAAGTTTTGCGGGGCAACGATATGGCTTAAACCTCACGCCTTCATGGTGCTTTATTACCTCAGTTGCTTTTGCGCTAACCTTCATACGTAAACATCCACGTGGTTCATTGTGATGTTGTGACCGTTCTTTTGATCTTTACCAAGATACGCTTCTCTTGCTTGAGCAACACAATCAGCCTGTAAGTCTTTCAGCCTCTTAGCCTCAATATCAGCCAATTTACGCATATTTTTTAAATGCTCACAATGCTGAATCTGCACCTGCTCCGCAACTCTTTTTGCATTGATAAGGTGATAGGATTCCCTAGCAGCATCGTTTACTTTCATTTACCAAAAGCCCTGCCCCCAAAATGGAAGGCGATTATCGAAGCAAACAATGCCTGTGTCTCGTTATCCCACAGGTGTTCAGCCATCTGCTCAAATGGAATGTCATACCTAAAGCCGTGAATGATCAGCGCCAGATCAATGCCGACCAGCAGAAAGAAAAACCCATAGGTAATTACCGGACGAACTGATGCACGAAGATTCTTCATCCACTGGGAAGTACCCTCGTTTAATGCGGTGTCGTGGGCATAGACTGCCTGCATCTCTGCTGTCTGGGCGGCAATCAAACTTTGCTTTTCGGCGCTCTTGGTTTCAATCTCCAGCTGTTCAGTCTTTACATGTTCAACCCGTTCTTGCGCCTCGAAGCCAAGTTTTCTTAGCTCCATCTCCCGCTGAACCTGAAGTTGGGCTAACTCCATCTCATGTTTTTTGTCCGATCTATCCTGAAAGAAGTCCAGCAACTTGGGAAGACCGCCCATCAGGAACGAGATTAGGGTAGATAGTAGCGTCAGCATAAAGTCCTCACTTGAATCTGTCCATCAAAGAATCAACAATTGGTTTTGACAACTCATTAGGCAATTTGGAAATGATGTCCAAGAACCAGATGAACGCCATCCCGTAGCAGCACAATTTGAACCATTGTCTAAAACCATCGATGATTTCTTTGGTCAAGAAATCCTTGAGTTTCACCGTCCGCACCCCGTGGATGAGCAAAACGAAATAGCTTCCCACGCCGCCCAGCCGATAAAAATTGCAAACACAATTAGCACCCCAGCGGCAACCAGCATCTCATTTAATTCTTCCTCTTTGCGCTTGCGCTTTGCCTCGGCAATGCTGTCTTTCTGCGCCTGCTCTGCGTTGGCAGCTTCCATGTCGCTGGCTCGTTTCTTTATGTTCTGCCAGACATCCATGTTATTTGTACTAAAGAACAGACCTTGCAGTTCCTGCTCAAAGTCACGCTGGGCTTTCAGGGCAAGTTCTATCTCAATAGCCTTACCCATCGACGAACCGCCAGACTTCTTAGCCTGCTGGACTGCCTTGGTAGCTGTGTGCTTGGCTTCAAAATACTTTCCAATCATTGGCCCAAGCGAGGCAACATCATCCACCGTAGCAGATGCCTTTTTGATTAGGGCAACTGCGGACTGTACTGCGGCAAGGGCTGAAACTGGATCAATCATTTTGGATATATTATGCTGTTCGGTTCCACATATAAACAACCACATAAGGCTGTAGGTTGGCATTAGTTCCTGACGAGCCTGTAGTTGAAATAGATGTTGAAACACTAATACCAGTTGTTGCTGAATTTGTATAAGCTGTATACGCACCGCCATATGCTGGATTATTTGGAGGCAATACACCACCTCTAATGTCATTTATAGAGATG